ATGGGATATGACAAAGGTTCTTCCACCTGAAGCAGGATTACAAGTACAGGGTGTCTTTCATAAGTATACAATTACTAAAGAATCTAACTCTGATGCTATAGTATCTATTACAAATAAAAACTTAAAGGGTTCAGGTAATATATACGAGAGACACGATAACTGGAATCAATTACCTAGTAACACTAAAATAGGATTTGACTTAGTTACACCTTCATTAGGAACATCATGGGGTGAAGGTAACATAGGCGTAACAGGAAAAGCTACACTTAGTGATGTAATCGTAGCATACAACTACAAGTTTGATCCTTGCTTTATACCACTAGCTGACCCTAGCTGCCCAGATTTTAAAGATGCTTTATATAAATACCTGTTAGATAATGGATTACTAGACAATGAACCAGATATAACTGATCCTTATTACGATGAGTGGGTACAATACCAAATGGATCGTAAGACAGAGGAACAGGAAGAAGAAGAGAAAAAAGAACAAGAGGCTAAAGAAGAAGAGCAGGAAGAGTTAAAGCTAGAGAAAGCACTATCTGTAGCTGGTGCAGCAGAACAAATAGCTAACCCAATGCAACAACTCGCCATGATGCAACAGTTAGCTTCTACAGGTACACTGGATAGTTACTACAGTGCAACTATAGAGGGTGGTAGCTACGAAGATACAATAGAATTAAAAGACGCAGAGATAAAAGATAACACTAGAGCATTAAGAAACCTAGCACAAGATAATTTACACAGAACATTAGTTCGTTCACAATATGATAAATAAAATGGAGATATCATGATAAAAAGATTAGCAACAGCAATACTGTTAATGTCAGCGTCTTCTGCATTAGCGGTGGACTCACCAATACAAGGGCAAGTACAAAGCAAATGTTCTGTATGGACTGAAACAGCAGGTGTCTACGGACACCCATTACCATATAAGCTAACTACAACACCAGCAGATGGTGGCGTAAAGGCTTCTATTAGAATAGATGTAGCACAGGCAGACTACTACAAAGCTAAGTTTACACATCCTAACAGCTTCTCATCAAGCCCAACACTTAATGACTCAGTTGCATGGACAGGCAGCACTAAAGTAGGACAGGTATCTGTATCAGGTATGTCAGCATATGAAGCTGCAAAGGTTACATACAACAACGTAACTGAGTTTAACTTGACACTTGCAGGTAGCACATGGTTTACTGTAGAGTCAACTGCACAGTACGGTAGCACTAAGTCTCTACCAGCAGGTAACTATACAGCATTAATTAAAGCAGAATGTATAGCAAAATAATACTAGCATTAGGTTTTATTTTTTGTACAACCCTACACGCACACGAAATGACACCTACCTATCCCAAGCTAGTACCATCTTATGTAGACGATGTATACGTAGCAAAGATGAAATTATTTAATAGAAGAGATGACGTAGAGTATTATGAGATAGGTGTCTTTACGAAAGACTGGAAAGCATTACCATTTGCTTCTAGTTCAAGAATACTAAAAGTATCCTTCAGTAGAAGAAAACTATTTGAGGTATACATAAGATCAGTAGACTTACCAAGGGCTATGTATATATGTACAGAGTCAAAGGTGTACAAGAGTACAGAGCAAGTTACATTAGTATCTTCAAGAATATGTTCTAAGATAGAGCAAGACGAATGAGAATACTATTAATTATATGTTTACTTGTATGTAGCTATATACCTAGTTGGGCAGACTCTACATCTAACTCGTTAAGTTTATCACTACCTAACTCTAGTATGAGTTACCAAGCTGATAAGTTTAGAGCTGGTGAACTAGACTGTAGTAACGCCATAGGCTCTGCAACACAGTGGGAGTTTGGAGTTACAGGTATAATACAGGGTGGTACTATATCTACTGACAGTAAAAAAACTGGTGACATAGGTGTATACAGTAGAATAATAATACCACTAGGTAAAAGGGTTAAGTCAAGAATAGATTGTAACAGATTATATGAGTTAGAGTTGCAGAAAAAAGAACTAGAAGTAATGAAGCTACAACAAGAACTTAAAAAGTTAAGAAGTTTAGCATTTGAAAACTAAGGTATAACATGGCAGAAGTAGAGATAGCAGGTGCAAAAATAAAGGGTGGCAAGCTTATGTTACTTGTACCAATTGTTTCGGCACTAGGTGGTGGTCTATGGGGTGGCTTTGAGTTCTATAAAGACTACATGGATATGAAAGAGATTATCCAAGAGATAGATGTAGACACAATAACAGCTCAAAATACTTTGACACAGACTAAATTAGATGAAGCTATAGACTATACTCGTGATATTAAAAACAATCTACGTGAAGACATAATGACTGTAGAAACTCATGTAGATAAGATACGTAATGAAGTTCAGAATGCTATTGATGAGATGAACCAGTTACAAAAAGATACACTAGCATCTATGCGAGAAGTAGAAGCATTAAATCGTGAAACAGAAAAAGATGTAAGAGATACTATGCGTGAAACAGAAAGTCGTATAGAAGAAGCTATGACTAAACTAGAAGAGCGTCTAAGTATGAGATTACAAGAAGCTTTAGACAATCCATTAGTTGGTAATTAATTGACATTTAACATTATTTATGTTATAACTAAACAACACAAAAAAAGAACTGACTATACAAATGGTAAGAAGTAAACACGTTAAAAATTATTCTCATGGAGGTTTTGTAAGTTATAGTGATTGGGTAAGTCGTAATACACCAGCTAATATGGGAGATATGCAAGCAGATAACTGGCTTGCAGGAGGAGCTAGACAGGCATACAATAAAGCAAAAAGAGAGTATGATAATACCCAGCATTCAACAAATAATAATACTTCTAATAATAACACTCAAACTAACACAAATACTACAGATACAGGTACAACAACAGCAGATACTACAAATATAGGTACAGGTACAACAACAGCAGATACTACAAATATAGGTACAGGTACAACAACAGTAACAGATACAGGTACTGCAGACACAGGTACTACAAATGAAGGTTACAATTTTGGCAACGGTTTTATGTCTCCAGATGAAATTGGAACTCCTGGTGATTTTGGCCAAGATGGGGTACAAACTACTAATACACAAGGTACTCCTATATCTAGAAGTGAATGGCTAAATGCAAACAGACCTGCAGGTGGTGCGGCAGCCGATAACTGGGATGCAGGTGCTGGTGTAGCAGCCTATAACAGATATCTAAATAATTTTAATTCAACAAATAATACAAATAACCAGATAGAGAAAGAGTTAGAAATGAGTGAAGGACCAGGGGGAATTACTGAAGAAGAAAAACAACAGTATTTAGGAAATACTGGTAATACTAATACCAACACTAATACCAATACTAATACTAATAATACAACTACTACTACTGAAGAAACAGAAAAGTTTACTTCTAGTTACCGTGAGTTAGCTGGTCAAGAGTTTGCTACTGCAGCTGAAAGAGATGCAGCAGAAGCTCAAGTACGTGAACAGAGAAAAATAACTGAAAGATTTGAAGAAATAGCAGCAGATCAAAAAACAATGTCTGATGATGCTAGAAAATTACAGAAAGATACTTTAGCAGATCCTGCAGCACAAATAACACAACAAACTGTAAAAGAATCAGATCCTAATGCAACTGGTACTTCTATTGCTACAGGCACTGGTGAAGTAGGCACTATAGATAAAGTTAATGCATCAACAGCTGCTGAATCAGATGTAGTTAAAGCTCCAACAAAAGAACCTTTAAAAACTCTTCAAGAATTTGTAAATGATGAGTTAGCATTAAATCCTAATCAAACTTATGCAAATGCTAGAAGTAAATATAATACATATAAAACAACTTGGGAAAATACTCCTGACCCAGCAGAAGCAGAAACTTATGAAGCCACTTCAGTAGAAGATAAAGCTAGAGAAGAAGCAGACAGAGTAGAAGGTGCAGAGGGTGAATTATCAGATGGTTCTACTTTTGAAGGTGCTGAAGGTGAACTATCAGAAGATGCTAAGGCTGATGGTGTAGACTTTGACCCAAAAAGAATTAAAGAATATGTAGCTGGTGAAAGAACTGTAGACTCAAAAGAATTAGCAGAGGCACAGGGACTAGATGAAGAAGCAGTTAAAGCTAAGATTGCTCAGGCTGAAGTACCAGACAATATTGTTGCTGCTACTACTACAGTTAAACCAGAAGAGCTACCTGACGCTGCACAAATTAAAGAATCAGACATGGCACAAGCTGCTAATGTTACAGATGAAGGTGGCTTAGATGCACCAGCAGTTGCTGCTAAACTAGAAAAATTTACTGTAGATGCTGAGACTTTAGCACAGGCTGCACAAGGTGATGTAGACGCTCAGAGTACTGTACAAGGACAATTAAGTTCTTTGATGAAGGACTTTGATGATGGCACTCCAGCATGGGCTGCAGGAGCTATAAGAGCTGCTAACCAGGCAATGCTATCTCGTGGTATGGGTGGTAGTACTATGGCTGCTTCAGCTATACTACAAGCTGCAATGGAATCAGCATTACCTATAGCTACACAAGATGCACAAACTTTTGCAACTATGAATATGCAAAACTTAAATAATAGACAACAGGTTGCTTTATCTAATGCTGCTGCTCAACAGGGACTCGCATTACAAAATTTAAACAATGAGCAACAGGCTATGTTACAGAATAGTACTAACTCATTTTCTTTACAATCTCAAAACTTATCTAACGTACAGCAAACAACTTTAGCTAATGCACAAATTAAAGCTGCATTGCAGGGTCAGAATTTATCTAATCAACAGCAAGCTAATATAGTAGAAGCTGCTCGTTATGCTGAAGTATCTAATCTTAACCTTAATAATAAACAGCAAGGTATACTACAAGATAACGCTAATACTATGCAAATAGAAGTAGCTAATCTTAATGCTAAACAGCAAGCCTATGTCGTTAATGCTCAACTTGAAGCAGCACTGCAAGGTAAACAAATAGATAACAAGCAACAAGTAGCTATACAAAATGCTTCTCGTTTTGCTGATGCTAATAACCTAACCTTTACTGCACAGGAACAAGCTAAGATAAATAACTCTGAGCTTATGAAGACTATAGGTTTAGCAGAACTTAATTCAGAACAGGCAGCTACATTACAAAATGCTGCAGCTGTAGCATCAATGGATATGGCTAACCTATCTAATGAACAACAAGCTAAAGTAGCTAATGCTCAAGCTTTCTTATCTATGGACATGGCTAACTTAAGTAATGATCAACAAGCTACTATGTTTAAAGCTCAAGCTATGCAACAAGCATTACTATCTGATCAAGCATCAGAAAATGCAGCTAAACAATTTAATGCAAGTAGTGAGAATCAAACTAAACAGTTTATGGCTAACTTAAATACACAAGTCCAACAGTTTAATGTTGCTCAAAAAAATGCTACTAATCAGTTTAATGCTGGTGAACTTAATGCCGCTAAAAAATTTAATACAGAAATAGAAAATCAAAGAGATCAGTTTAATGCTAAGAACCAGTTAGTAATAGCACAGGCTAATGCTGAGTGGAGACAGGGTGTTGAGCTTACTAATACAGCAGCACAAAATGCAGCTAATGCAGCTGACGCACTAGCCTCAAACAGCATGACTCAGGCTACATTAGATCAAGTGTGGCAACGTGAAAGAGATATGTTAGACTATGCTTTTAAAGCTAGTGAGAGTGCAGAAAACAGAGCCTTACAAATTGTTCTTGCAGATAAAACTGCTGATCAATATGCTGATGCAAGAGCTGATAGTAATCAGACATTTATGTATGCAGCATTAGTAAAAACATTATTTGGAATATTTTAATTTAGGATTATAGAATGTCAAAACTTACTTATGAAAGAACTTACAAAGCAGCTGATAGAGCTTACAAAGCAGATGATACAGCTTACTTTAGATTAGGAAAATTAGATCCTATGTTTGGTATACCACAAGCAGAGAGTATTAATCCAAGGTTATTAGAAAATGAGTCTGCAAAAAAAGGTTTAAAAAGTCTTATGTCTAATACGTCAAAGAAAACTGCTAAGACTCAAGAAAGTATAGGTGAGTTAACTTTATTATTTAATCAAGTTAGAAAGCAGAATGAAGAATTAAAAAGTAATATAATATCCGGAGAATCTTAATGATTAATCAACCAATACCAGGACAATCTCTAACAGGAGAGCCTAAAGCTTATCCTTGGGAAAATCCACCTAAGTACACAAAGCCATTTGATGCAGCGATGTATCACTTAGAACAATTAAATGAACCTAAAAAAATTACATCTGCTTTAGATATGTTAGAGTTAGATATAGATCTGGTTACATTAGTAAGTGGTATACTTCGTATGGGTGTCTCAGAAGGTATACATACTGTTGATGTTAGTTTATTAATTGCACCAGTAATACATGAGTTTATTAAAGGCCATGCTGATAGAGCTGATATAGATTACAATGAAGGTTTTGCTGAAGAAGACATGGATCGTACAGATATAGAATATAGTATAAGACAAAAGAAATCAGAAAAACTTTTAAAGAAAATTAAAGAAGAAGACATACCTGAAGAAATGCCTGAAGGTATGAGTATAAATATGTCACAAGATATACCTGAGGAGATGCCTAAAGAAATGCCTGAGGAGATGCCTAAAGAAATGCCTGAGGAGATGACTGAAGTTATGCCTGAAGCACAACCTCAAGGACTTATGACTAGACAAGGGAGTGTTATGTAATGGGAGCTTGGGAAGGTATTTGGTTAGGTATGCAAGCAGTTGATGAGGCTAAGTACAGACAGGAAAAATTAGATCTTCAAAAAGACCAAGAAGAAAGATTAAGAAAAGCTGAAGAGGCTAACAGCCAATTAAAAAAAATTCAGACACTAATGAAAACGAATAAAGATATATTTTCTAGTGGTAGTAAACGTACTACTAATCTTTCAATTAAAGGAGATCTTGTAAAAGATCTAAAGAATTATTTTAACGATGATTTTTTAACTCCAATTCTTGCTACAAACAATCCTGAAATTCAAAGTAATTTATTAAAAGCTGTTAGAGAAACACATAATAAACTTGTTGAGTCAGGGGCATCAAGTAAAATAAATAAAGATAGAAATGGTGAATTATACGCAGGTATAAATATTTTACCTGGGGGTGATGAAAATTTAATGTTAGAAAATATTATAAATAGATCTTTACAGTTAGGTATAACTAAAGAAACTTGGGAACAATACCCTGAAATAATGTCAAAAATAAAAAGAGACATAAAAGCTGCATCGTTACCAACTGCAAATATACACACTGTATCTGTTATGCCATTTGCTTCAGGAGCAGAAATAAAAAATGCTAATGAGTTAATGATGTTAAGTCATAACGAAAGCATGGAGGTTATAAAACAAGAGGTTGACAATATCAATGTATCACGATCAAGTAATATACCAATAGGTTTTAAGCAGTGGATTGCTACATACAAGACTTATTTAAATGATGTAGAAAATAGTACTGCTGCTAAAAAACTTGCTTTTACAGGTGTAATTGAACCTGATACTATTTTTGCAGGTCAGGAAAATATTGCAGAAAATCCTTACATAGTTAATCTTGTAAATAAAGCTAATCAACTTAGGCAAGGAATGTCTATTGATTTAATAGGTGATAAAGAGCCAGGTGGGGGTGTTAATTATAATTTTTGGGGTAATCCAGCTCAAGAAGCAATATATAAACTTGAAGATGGTGAGTGGTATGCAGGAAAAAATAATCCTTATAAACAAATAAGAAATTACTTTAATGAAACTGGAATAAAATTAATACCTGAAGGTAGTATTGTTGAAGTAATGATGAGAAAAACTGTAACCCAAGGTGCTCCTGGTTCTCCTATGTATGAGTATGTTAGACAAAAAATAAGAATGGGGTATTAATAATAATGGATACTGCTCAAGAAATCTTAGAGATTGGCCCTATAAAAATAGATCCAAAAGAGGCAGCATCGTCTTGGATAAAAACTTTTAATCCTGCTGTTTCATTAAGTATGCAACCTGAAGAAGATAAAGAAGAAATCTTGGAGATTGGTCCTATAAAAACAGAGCCAGTAAATCCAGATCAACTGTCACCTTTTTTAAATACAGATCACCCACTTTCTGAGAGTGGATCTCATGTTATATCTCCTAACTATAAATCCTCTCATGAATTAGAAATGAATAAAGCTTGGAAAGAAAAAAATAAGACAGATGTTCCTTGGGCTATAGGTAACGTTAGAGAAATTATTAAGCATAGGTATAACAATGAGGGCTTAACAGAAAAGGATATTTTTGATCCAGTAAAAGGTGCGGATCTTAGGGAAGTAGTCTATCAATTTATGGAAAACAGATGGAGAGATGATTACGTAAAGTACTTACAAAGATCTAAAAACCTTGTTACACTTGCATCAGATCCTGGGTTTGATAGAGACTTTAGAAAAATGCCTTTTGAAAAAGTTTATGAGATGTATCAAAATCATCAAAGAAACTTTTCTGGTGGTAACACAGCTACAACTATAAATGAATTAACTTATATGTTAGCAGCAGATGATCCAACAAGAGCAGCATTAGGTGCTGGTTATATACTACATGATAGTATGCAAAGTATATTTTCTGGGGAAAGATCTGAAATTTTAGATGGGTTAATAGATTATGGCAGTGCTGCACTACTAGACCCAGCAATAATTTTTACAATAGGTTTAAGTAAAATTGCAGCACCAGGTATAAGTGCTGCTAGTCGTAAGCTAGCACTAAATAAACTTAAAAAAGCATACGCAAAAAATATTTCTATTAAAAAAAATATTCCTGTAAAAGAAGCATTAGGTATAGCAAACAAAAAAGCAGCTACTCTATTAGGTACTACAAGTTTACTTTTACCTGAGATAGCAGTTAATTCTGGTGTAAATGTTGCCTACCAAAACACTAATATTAGAGCAGGTTCTCAAGAAGAGTTTGATCCTAATCAACTATGGTTTGTAGCAATGTCTTCTCTTATTGTCCCTGGAATTTATTATGGAGGTAAAAAAATAAAAGGTCTAAGAGAGCTTAAAAAAAATCAAGACATTAATTTTTCTATGTTTCATTACCGTAAATATGATTCAGCTTTTATAACTGGGGGTAAGAAAAGATTAGAACAAGCCATTAAAGATACAATAGAATCACCTAAAGTAATGAAAAATTTACTAGAAAATTTTAATTTAAAGTTTGGAACTTTAAGTCCTAAAGGAAAAGTTGTAAAAGGTAGAATAGATGATAATAAACCAGCAAACTATTTTAGAAGCTGGGAAGAAAGTAAAATTGTAGCAGGTAAACGTGTTGCTAAAAGGAATGAAGAATATACTAATGATGAAGTTTTAAATTTATTTTTTGATTTCTTTTGGAAAGGATCTAAGCCAGATGAAAATGGTAATCAAGCAGTAAAAGGTTATTATCAAATATTAAAAGAAGCAGGTTGGACTGTTCATAGTTCTCAATTCGATGGTAAGGGTGGAACAACAAATGCCTTTGCTTTAGCAATAGATTTTATACCACCTAAAGTACAAAGAGAATTAATAAAAGAGTTTGAAAATTCTACAGGTTTAAAGTTTCCATCCACATTTACAAAGAGTGGTAAGCAGCAAAGTGCTGTTAGCTTATCTGCACATTTTATAAATCAAGCAAGTCAAGCAGGTAAGTCATTAGGTCTTAGAGGATACTTATCTAAAATAGAACAACTAGGATTTTTAAGTGATGCAGATAAAGTAAAAATAATAACTAATCAAGATTTAGAAAAAGTTTTACCTCCAGAAAGACTTAATTTTATGATTGGGATTTATAAAAGATTATTAACATCTCACCCTGCAACTACAGGTGCAAACATAAAAGGTTTTGCATATACTTCAGCTTATAATATGTTAGGTGATACAGCACTTGGTGCATTTGATATGGGTAGGTCTGCACTTTCTAAAGTATTTGATGACAGTGTTGAAGGGCAAGCTGCTGCTGCAAAGTATTGGCGTGAGGGTTTTGGAACTATGACAGGTACTCTTAATAGAGGACTTGATATATTTACACCAGAGTTACCAATTAATTTTGCAAAGTTTATATTTGAATTAAATCCAAAAGCAGAAAAAGAACTTTTTTCAACCATCGGTGGTTCACATAATGTTAGAAGTGCAGCAACAGCATTTAATCTAGAAAAAGTACCTACTGCAGCGGCTTGGCGTACTGTAGATAAAGCTACTCAATTTATACAAACTGTAAATATGATTAAGCTACAAGATGAAGTAACTAAACTTTGGACATTTGGTACAGAAGTTAATAAACTAATACGTAAAAAATATGGTACAGATCCAGTTAAATTTTTTGATCAGCCAGATGTATTTCAAATAGTAGCAAGAAAAGATTTTCAAGATGAAATAATAGCACCTGCATTACAAAGAACTAGAGATGCAACTGCATCTAACAACTGGGAAATGAGAGCTAAAACTACAAAAACTGTACTCGCTGGTGTAGCAGGTTGGTTTGAAAAACATACTAAAGGTCTTGTAGGTATTCCAATACCTTTTGCAAGTTTTATGAATACAGCTGCAAAAATTACAGGTGATTTAACTGGCGTTAATTATATACGCAGAAAAATACATAGGATTGCAAAGAAAACAGGAATAACTAATAAGACTCCTGATGAGTTAATTAATATAGGAGACCCTAGTGATACAGAATTACTTACTAGAGCTGTAGCATTTTATGCTTATCAAGGTACTAAGTTTATAGCTGGAGGTTCAATAGATGATTTAAGTGCAGTAGGTGCTGGTGAAGAATATATAGATCATCCAATATACAGAGTTAAAAATGGTTTAACTTGGAATATGCAACAAAATAATGATGGAAGTATTTCTGAAAGACAGTATGATTTCCCTGAATCTATAGTTCGTATTATAGATCAAATGTCTGCTCATAAAATATTAGAGATAAGAAATAAAGGCTCTGATAGTAATAAAGCTTTTGAAAATTTTGATTTTGGTAACAAAAATAATTTAATGAAATATATTAATAATATTAAAAATGAATCTCAACTTAGTGATGACCCTAATTTTTTAGATAATGTAAATTTTGAAGGTATACCAGCACGTTTATGGATAGATTTAGGTGAGCAGTTAGGTACTTCTAATATTAGAAGTGTAAAAAATATTACATCTGAATCTAGATTTATAATAGATATGCTTGAAGATGACAATTATACTACTGGAGGTAATCTTGGATTTATATTACAAGCTGCTGTAGACTTAAGTGGTAGGGCAGCTAGTCAACTTGGAGCAGGGGGAACTAGATTTTTAGATCCTCTCAATCAAACAATTAAAAACTATAGAGGTGATGAAGTAGTACCTGATTTAAATCAAGGTAATAGAAATTTAAATTACTCTTTAAAATATGTAGACAGTATTATAAAAGCTTTTGAAGATTTTAGTGGTACAGCTATACTACCTGAAGAATTACGAGAGCCTTTTAAAAAAGTTTCAATATGGGAAGAAAAAACAAATGACTTAGGTACTTTAGTATTTGGTACTAGATCTCTAAAAGAACCTACTTTATTTCTACAACTTTTAAATTCTGCTGGTATAAGAGCCTACGCACCTAAATTTTTAGGTGCACCATCACCAGATAATATAAAAGTAAGAGGGCCAGGTGAATTAACAAGTGCATTAAATGATGTTTTAAGAAATGAATTAAATAACCAAACTCAAATATTTTTTGATGGTGAAGCTAAAGGAATAAATATTAATGAGCTAAGTCAAAAAAATAAAGAAAAAGCTATTAAGATAATAACTAGTAGAGCTAGAGATAATATAATGAGCACTCTAAAAAAATCTAATAGTAGAGAAGATAAAAATTATTTAATTGTAAATGATATACTTGGAACTACTAATGCAGCTTTTAATCAGGCGGTAAAAGAATTGTTTCCCGATAAAAATATTAATTTAAGAACTAAGTATGATGCTATAGAAGAAATATTAACTATGTTTCCTATATTAGATGAAGAAGAATTACAATCTCCTTTTAAAACAAAAGGAGTAACACAGTTAGAAGCATTACTAGAAAAAATAAAAACAATAGAAAAACAAGATAGTATGTTAAAGAGAATAAAAAATTAATCCTCACTGTCATCATCTAACATAAAGTCTGCCCAATCATATGCTGATTTCTTAACATCATGCATACGACCGACCCCTCGACCACCAGAGAGTAACCCAGCTAGAGCTTGTCCAGCTAGGTATCTCCTTGTAGTCAGGGGTTTTATTGTTCTAGGGTTACGCTTACGCTTAGTAAACTTCTTAGCCTCATCCTCTAGACTTAGATGCCTCTTGTCTTTCATTCTTTTTTACCCTCTCTAGGTTTCTAAAGTAGGCTATATTAAAACCATACTCCCAGTCTCTATTATTTTTACTATTAATAGGATAAGGATTACCAAGAGTACCTTTACGAAAAGCTAACTTACCTTCTTCAAATGGTTTCATTTGTGAACCTCCTTATATTTACTGATTAATCTTTCTAAATACCATTCACATTTATGTAGATCTTCTAAGCCATTCTTGTATTCAAACCGCCACAGGTACTTAAGTACAGTACCTGCGTGGTAGGCATATCTTTTATCTATCGTAGATATTAAAGCCTCAATAGCTTCAATACATTCTAGACTATTCTGATTGTAGTGTAATGGTTTACTAACAGGATTAAAATCCACATCACTTTTTAGACTTTTCTGCATCTTTCTTTTCACCTTCAGTTGTTTCAGATTTTAGTGAGTTTTTTAACTGCTCAATTCTTACTTGACCTACTTGTTTTAAACAGTCAAGTTGATGATTAATTTGAGCTGCTTGTGCAGCAATACTATTTGTGACTTTTAAATTTAAGTCTACGAGATTAACCATAGCCTTTTGTTCATCTGTCATGTCATCGATTGCGTACTCAGCATCATCAATTGTAATTTTATTTTCTTTATCTTCACTCATTTTAGTTCTCCTTAAGCACTGATGTCTACAATTTCACACACCTCGCCAGTGCAAGCAAAGGTTTGTGATGACTTAGTTGTGTCTTCAGCTTCAAACTCTGATAGCTTAGACCAGTCAATTTTATTTGGCATAATACTTTTTAATATCTTATAATCATTCTTGTTGCAATCCTGATAAGGTGCTTGTTGGTATATATGATCATCGTGTGGTAAAAAAGATACACCACTTATCTCATCAAAGTTTTCCCAAACAAACGCCTGTACAGGTATCCATTCTCCTTTCTTAACTGATATTGTAACAGATGGTTTGTGTTCTGTCCAGTGTCTTTGATAAATTAACCACATATTTAATTGCTCAATAGCAGTCATATCATTTCTTGTTACTGATTTAGGCGGTGCTTGTACAGGAAAACTAAAGATAGTTGTACTGTCTTCCTTTCCAATAGCAGGTTCAGATGGTATACCTTGAGCTTTCATAAACTCTGTTAAAGGATCATTGTTATCTGCTCTTACTGTACGTATATAGTATGGTGAGTGCCTGGCGTGTATTCCAGATGCACTATCTACAAGTTGACTCACTGTACCACTGGGTTTAACACAAGTAATAGCAGTAGAGATAGGTATGTCTAAACGCTTTGCCCATTCAGCATTTGTTTTAATAGCAATACTCTTTAGATGTTCTAATGTTTTACTTAAGCCTTTGTTTTCTGAAGTCATAAGAGGATTGTCCATAATACCTGTAAGACTAACACCAAGTAACCTCTCTTCTTCTGTATTGTTTTGCCATATCTTACGTAAGTATGGAAACTTAGTATAGGTAGATTGAATAGTACCTAGTATAGTAGCAAGCTTAACTTTATTTGCTAGAGAATCAAGGTTATCTGTTGCTCGTATAACTACCTCAGTAAGATTACAGAATTGATATGGCCTTAGTATTATTTCACTACAAGGATTAGTACCAAAGTCATGTTCAACATCTCTCCTACCATTCTTAGCAGCTTGAGCTTTACTTGCTTGTCTATTAAAGATACCACGTTCTCCACTACCTGATGCTTTTAATGCAGCCCACTCTCTCATCAATGCATCTTCATCAGGTTTTTCAGTATAGCATACTGAGTTATTAGATAACTGACGTTGACCATTTAGTTCCCAAAAGTTTCCATCTTTTGCGTGTCTCATTCTATCATCAGTAAGATTAGATAATGAGATCATTGCTGACCTACGCACACCACCTACCACTACTACTTCTCCTATCTTACACATAAGATCATGGCACTCAATAGAGTTAAGCTTTCTTCTCTGGGCATTTGTAAAGATACTAACAGTAAAATTAAATAGATCAATCAACGGAGCAGGTCCAGATGCTCTGCCACCAAACGTCTTAAGACGAGCACCAGCAGGCCTAACGAGAGTTGTGTCCCACTTGGGTATCTCACCTGCATACAGCAAGGCTATGACCTGTCTGAGGGCTTTAGACCACCCTTCCTTGCTATCTCTAACGACGATAGTTGTATCACTATCAAATAACTCTGGTACTTCAGGTAGTTTATTTATGTATTGACGCTCAACACTGAAGCCTACACCTGTACCACAAAGTAGTATAAACATAGCTTCATCAAAAGATTTAACATCATCTACTGGTAGATAACTACAGTTATACATACAAGTATTGTCTCTGTTTGCAGCTGCACCAGCAGTCATAAGAGATCTCATGCTAGGCATAACATCAAGATTAAGTATAGCTTCTTCTAATTGTTTAGTAATTTTTGAACCAGAAGATAGTGGCTTTACTACATTAGTAATATATCTACTCACTGTTTCCGGCCAGCTTTCCCTACGGTTTTCTTCTTCTACCCACCTCGCATATCTTGATGTGTGTATAAATGATTGGTAGTCTGTTGGTAACATATTACTCATTAATTAATTCCTTTCTTAAGTTCTAAATATTTTTTAATACTATCGGGCCTTACCAATTTGTGAAATCCATAGAATCCAGTTTTTGTTCCTCTTCTTCGCAAACTTGGACTAAGAATTAAATCTAACGATTGATACTCATTAAGCACATCAGTAGTTGCTAGTCCACAAATATAGAATACTTTATCAGATTGTTTGACAACAATAATTTCAGGTTTGTATGACTTACGAAAGATGACTGGAAATTTATCTTTTTCAACAGTTTTTACTCCACAGTCGTACCCAATTTTTTTTAAGTCTGGGACATGATAATTGGTAGAAGATCCCACTGAAAAATCAATGAACTCAGTATCAAAAAATTGTTCTACTGCAGACTCTCCTAAAAAACCAGTGGTCCATCTTTTCTCCTCCATGCCAGAGTCAACAACGTGATGACTTTCATTTATTTTTTCTTGTATAACTTTTTTTACAAAATTTTTAACTGTTTCAACTTTAGTTTCGCTTAAAATTATCCTAACAAAAGTAGAACTATACTTTCTAACACAATCATCATAATTAAAATTTTCCATTTAATCCTCTTCCTCTAATAAGATTTCATCATCACTCATCTGTAATCTCCACTTCCCTTTATTACATTACGTGCCATACGGCTGTTTAATTTATTAAGATTGTTCTGTGCTACATCTTCCATGTTTATATTTAAATCATTACACATAGCAGCAATGTACCATAGCACATCACCTAACTCATCTGCTATTGCTTGCTTAGTCTCAGGTGAAAAGTGACCACCATTATCTCTCAAGACTTTCTTTACTTTGTCTGCTACTTCTCCTGCTTCACTGACTAAACCTAGTGCTGGATAAATAACAAGATCTACATTATCATATATTGCAGTCTGACTTGATTGCTTTTGATAGTTACTAAAACTATTATCTCTGACTTGTTTGAACATTTTTTATTACCTCACATTCTTTAATTTCTAAATCATCTATATCATATAGACAGTCACTCACTACTTGCTTAATAACATTTGAGTTATTAACTCCACCTACCTCAAGGAAGTTTGCATCAGGATCTACTGATACCTTTATAATTATTTCATAGTCCATTTTGAAACCACCAGTTATACTTTTTATTATTCATTTGTCAAGCCTATCCGTAATAAGATTTAAGTCTCTCAAGACTTACAAATTCTGGGTCATAGTAACCTCTGTCTATATTTCTTTTTATTACTACACCTTTCCACCAGTCCATGTTAGCCTGCCCTGCCCAGGATTCTTGAGCACCTTTAAAACAACCTGCAACTAAACCTATAGTAGGGTTAGGATAAGAGTCATCTTTAAAGAAGATAGATCTTTTATGACTGTGACCAACAGTAGTAGAGTGATGTCTTTTATTTAACATAGTATATGCATGGTGCATACCAGACATAGCAGTACCAAAGTTACCACTTGAAATGTAATGAGCATAAGATATACCATCTTTATTAAAGATACTTGGAGCAGAGTTTTCATACTCATAGTACTCATCAAAGTAGTAGTCTGTTTGTAAATGTTTAAAGCTTATACCATACTTTGTACCTTCAAGTCTTGGGTCGAGAGAGATAGCTCTCTTAATTCTATTCTCATGATTACCCTCAAGCCCATAGTATTTAGGTCTCTTACGTTTCATTTGTTTAAATTTCATTCTCAATCTATCCTGTGCATCATTGTAATGATTAATATCATTCTCATAGTTTTGTGATACAATAGCTTGTGGGTATCGAGTGTCATAGCTATTTAAAGATTTCATATCTGCACCATCACCAAGATCAACTACATAATCAGGTCTTAGATCATAGATAAGTTTACCAAGTAGATCAAATCTTTCATTAGAAATTTCAGGATCTACATGGGCACAAGTAAATACTATTGCTGTATTAGGCATCGTAAAGTTCTCCATAGTTTATTTTTATTTCAAGCGGTTCAATATGAGTATTGAAATACTTTTTCATTTCATTAGCTTCATTTAGACTGTAGAACCAATAGGGGTGAACAACTATCTTACCATCAACTTCTACTTTGCATTCATGAAACCACTCAGCTCCTTCAGGGTAATCATTATCTGGTAAATCCTTAACAGAGATTGGTCCTTCAATTATACCCCAGATTTTTATATTCTTTTTCATCTTACTCCTTCTTCCAGTTTTTTAATAGTTCCATGTAATGGTCTAGTTCTGTGATAACAATCCAAGGATTCCTATCTGAACGATAGAATACTATAGGATCTCCTTTGCCATGGTTAGTAGCTTGATCTAAGTATCCATACACAGTTTTTAAACCTGCCTTTCTACGTTTAACTTCTATAGTAATAGGTAACTTCTTCCTAGCTGCTGGGCTAAGTTGAATATCCTCACCTGTATCTCCCATAGTTGTACTTCTAATATCATCAGGTTCAAACTCAGGAAAAGTTTCTAGTAACTTATCCCTTATTTCATTCTGACCTACTCTACCTTTTGCTTTTGCTGCTCTAGTCATGCTGTAATCTCAGGTACTTTAGGTTCTTTTTCTATATGAACTAAGTTCTCTATACCGTAAGAGTATTTAAAAGTTCTTAGCTCAGGCCAACAAAGTTTCTTATACTCACAGTAACTACAAGGCATAGACAACTTAGTATTAGGACTTGTCTTACTAAATGGCACTGGTTGAATACGTTCCTTAGGTATCTTCTTTGATACCATATCTTTTGCATCAAGCATTTCTTTTTCTTTAGTCTTTAGTTCCTCTGTAAAATCATAAACATCTAAACAGATATGTCCGTTCTGTTTATCTATAGCTAAGAAAGCACCATGTGTTTTATTTGTAACAAGTGGATCATCTTTACCTGCATATACATATGAACTAAGCTGAGAGATATAACCAAACGGATCATCATCTCTTAGTGCACCACTTTTAAACTTCTTAAAGGCATAGGTACTGCAAGACTTAACATCAACAGTCATACCATCTATGACTGCATCTCTGTGTCCTTTAATGCCATGTACATCAAGCTTACACTGCTCACCAGAGACATAATGTCCTGCAGCAGCTGCTAAACTTAGTAGTAGTTCTTCAATCATGTCACCGTAAAAAAACTTTAATAAAGTATTTGGTGTTAAAGGATCACCTTCTCCTGGTTTATTAACTTTATACCATAGCTTACGTTTACAAGGCATACCTATAGAAGATAAAGATAGATAGCCCCTTGGTTCTTGTGGCTTACTGAACCTTTGGTTAGATACTAAAGATATACTTCTACCTAATGAAGCACCTAACATACCTGTCCAGTTACCCTTGCCTTGAACAACTTCATAGATGTCATCAACAAGAGTATCAATCTGTTTTACTAATTCTACTTCCATCTTTTCTATGTTTCCTTTTTCTAAATAACTTTTTTGTTTTGTCGGCAATAACCCTGAGTCGGTACTTAGGGGTACGTACTTCTTTTGCCACAGGGTTACGCCTTTTCATAGCTTAGAACAATACTGATTCTTCAGCTACAACTGCTTGAGGTGGTGGTATAGTATCACTTGCTTCTGATACATACCTGACAAGATCTAATACCTTTATCTTATCAAGCCTAGTACCTACTATGTCTCTACGTTTAGTATCGTAGACAGCTAGGTGCACCTCTACCTTAGACCCATTACCAATGAGACCATCAGCTTCTAAGTTCCAAGGGGTATCATCAGACTTAAGAACAGTAGGTGGCCCACTGTCCCAGTCTCTACCTGTATCAAACTTCCGGACAAAGGTAACTTTAGTTCCTCTACCCTCTTTGTCAGGAGAGCCTTTCTTCATAGACCTTGAGGCTTGGAGAAGATTTAAATTATCATCATCAATAATGAGATCAATAGTGCAAGCACCATCAAAATCTTCGTAAGCACCCTCGTAACCTTTATGATCACGATTCTGTTCAAAGACCTTAGCCCACTCAGCTATGCCTGATAGTTTTACTTTTCTTGTTGCCATTTTTTTTCTCCTTCTAATGGACTTCTGCATAATTTTTACCGTACTGTACATCAATACCTAAGTCAACATTTAACTTAAGCTGATCGTTTAATATTTTAATAGCACGTTTTAAAACATTGGTATGTTCATTTTCATAACCCTCCTTAACTGTGTTAATACTTTCATCGTGGAACTGACCTATAATATTAGGTCTATTTAATCTGTATAATGCTACCCATCTATCAAAACAATATGATCCTGTACTCTGATTGATAGTAGAGAAAGCATCTTTCTCAAACCTAAGACTGTGCCAAAACTTACTGACTGGATTTTGTATCCACATCTCACCATCTATATGTCTTATTGGTTGTGACTCTGAAAACTCTTTGACTGACCAATTACGGTGCCAATAAGCATCAAGTAAAGCTTGAGCCTTATCTCTAGTCATACCTGTCTCACGAGATAACTTAGCTGCACCTACACCATAAGTAGCAGAATAGTTTACTACCTTGTAGTCTTTACGTAGAGCTTTTAGATCTATAACTCCTGAGTTATGTTGGTCAATTTGTTTTTGTGTTATCTCTCCTGCGTGTTTAGCTAAGTCTAAGTGTGGATCAAAGCCATGTTGTGACATCTCATTTACATACTCAGGATCATAAGGTTTCATGTAGTGACGCTTAGTTGTATCCTCAAGTGATGTCATATCAGCACCACATAGTACATGATTGTTAGGTGCTACTAAACAACTACGTATCTCCTTACCCCAAGGCTTGTCTACCCCAGGTAGATTAACTAAAGGCTTCTTGTGTTTAAACCTGAGTGTATTAGTAAGACCATCTATCTCTGCCTTAACATAGCCATCACGTTCACAGTCAATAAAACCTTGGAAGATTGCAAGTCTGTGTTGTATAATGGTAAGGCCATCAAGTACTTCAACTGCTGGGTTCTGATCTATAAGTAATCGTACTGACTCAGTAAGCTCACCATTCTTACGCACCTGAGGTACTTTCTTTTCTTCACCAGTCTCCTTGTTCTTATTGTATTTGTAGGTACATGGTTGCCAACCTAAGAATGTAAGCCAATCTTTTACCTGATCAGTTGAGTTAGGGTTAGCAGGTTCTGCACCCTTTACTACAGTTACTTTTCCTGTATAGGTAGCAGGTAAGCCATACTCATCAAGTAACTTGAACCATCTCTTACCATGTGCAGATAGAGAACCATCTTTCTTATAACAAACCTTAGGCTGAGTCTGTACTTTAAATAGCTTACGTAGTGGCATTACATTACATAACTCTTTAGTCTTGTAGTCTTGCTCTCTAGTTAATTTGTCAACACATTCTTGTGCAAGATCTAAGTTTAACTTCCAACCACTTGCTTCTGCACTTGCTGCACAATCCATCTTGAAAGATAAGTACCTAAAAAACTTATCTAATTGTACCTTGTCTTTGTATATGAATAGAAATCGTTTGAGTAGATTCTGCCACAGTAACCAATTAATCTTAACATCTTCTTGACAACGGTGTGCATACTCTTCACGAGATAAGTTAGTCCAATCATCTACCTTAGGTTTAGGTACACCAAAGTCTTGCCCAAATGAGTCAAGCCCATGCTTACCTCTATTAGTATTAAGTACCCAAGACATAGGTAAAGTATCAAATAGTCTAGACTTAATCTTAATACCTAATAACTTTTCAAGTAGAGGTATATCATAACGAACAATGTTATGTCCTATCAATCCCTTCTGACTGAGAAGTAGAGTACGCATCTCATCATAAGAGAACAGTGTCTTAACGTCTGAACCATTAGAAGTATACGACAGGCAATGTATCTTTGTAGCATCTTCCAAGAGGTTGTCTGCTTCTACATCAAATACAATCATGCCGCAATCTCTCTCCTTGTAACAAAGCTTTCTTCCTTAAGTATGGTAGTCTCTGGATCATAGTAAACAGTACCAGCATTACCTAACTTAGCAAACGGTCTGTTCTTATCTATGAAAAATGTAGTTGTATTCTGCACTACTTCATCTTCAGACTCAACATCTCTCTCAATCTTTATACAGATAATTGCTTCTTCTTCAAGAGATGCTGCATACTTTGTACGCCCATCATCATTTACCTGTGATATAAATACTACACCTATGTTAAGTTCCTTAGATAACTGTGCCATACGTGCTCCTAATGTTGTCAGTGTACTGGTAGCACCGTCTACTCCTGTGTTACTTAGATAAGCTAACCTCTGTACATGATCTACAAAGATATAACTAGCACCATAGACTGATGCCGCCAGTCTTACATACTCTAGTAACTTAAGTGGATCATCATGTGAACGCATCTCAAATACAATAGTACGATCACCATCTGTTGCTTCCTGTGCAGCAGCTACTACTTGATCCTCAGTAAAGCCATTCTCTCTTGCATCATCTTTAGTTCTAACATTTGCACCTAGACGGTACGTAGCCATAGCTCTGTAAGTAGTAGACTTCATCTCCTCCATGTGTAGCAAGGCTATACGGACATCAGGATCTTGTAGTAAACCTACCTCAAAGTATCTTACTACCTCTGTCTTACCCATACCTCGTGGTGCTTTGATAAAGGTAAGTCCACCTTTCACCATACCCCTGGTCTTAGAATCAATACCTTCATGTCCGGTGGGTACATACTCGTATGGGTTCTCGTTACGTATAGCTGCATCAACCTCTTCATCAGAGCAGAAGAAATTATCAGGTGAATACCTCTGAGGTTTCATTGCTGCCCACTTAAGATCTTCACCATCTCCATTGGTAAGGAAGTCATTAGCATCTTTGTGTTTAGACATAGGTACATAGTAGAACTTCTCAGCAAGAGCTTCATACAATCTCTCAGCTGCACGTTTACCTGCATCATCTAACTCACCTGCATAGATAACTTCTTTAAAAGAGTTAAGGTAGTTGTAGTTTTGCTTAACAAACTTCTCACCTATTGATGCACTAGGTAATGACTTAACAGGAAACTTCTCACCAAGTACTTGATAGAGACTTGCTGCATCAAACTCACCCTCTGTTATATAGATACGGTGTGATGAACCTGCATTAAAGTCTGGTCCGAATAGATGGTTCATACCTAAACCTCTATCCTTTACCCAAGACTTAGACTTATCATTGTAATCCCTATACTTCACAGTATGTGGATACTTGTAGGCATATCTAACAGGCTGACCATCTTCACCTGTCTGCACTTGTATGTTATAGAACTGACATACACTAGACTTGATACCCCTTATGTTATCATAGGTCATTCCTTTTACTGGTATCTCCATTACATTAATCCTTTTCTTTACGGGATACTCTTTACTCACCCAGTCAAAAACTTCAATATGTTTCTTTGCTGGATACGATTCACCACAACTGTGGCAAAAACCAAAGCCATCATCATTCCAATTAAACGCATCGGAAGATCCACAATCCACAAAGGGACAGGCTTGATGTGGGTTATCACTCATTAATATTCTCCTTTATCTCAAAGTTTACAGTTCTTATTCCTTTAATCTTTCCTACCATAAGGTAATCGAAAGGGCAAGTCTTTAACCACTCATGTAGTATTTCTTCCTGTGATTTATCCATAAAAATCCTCCACAAAATCTAAATAATCAGAACTCACCATAAGCATATACTCATTGTTCATACCCCTTGATGGCTGATCTATTACAACTAAAGCATCGTATCCATTCTCTCCATCACTGCCTTTAATATTATCACTACAACTTTGTAGCAGTGTAATCTCAAGGTCATCTGTACAGTCTACATATACTGCTGCACCTATATCTAACTTCAACATAGGTAAAGAGTGCACCTGTTTAATCATCTCTTTACGTGATGCACTGTAAGTTTCGGTAGTCATATTCATAGTTCTGCTCCTTTCAATATATGAGCAATAACATCTACAGTAAATCCATTACCTAACATCTTATACCTTTGGGTATTACTAACATGATTAGTATAATTATCAGGTACTGTCTGTAGTCTCTCACATTCAAGAGGTGTGAGCTTCCTCCAGTGTAGCTTATCTACACTATCCCATTCATGCCTATCATAGCTACCTCTACCGCCTGATCTGACAGTCTTAGACTTTTCTCTGATAGGTGATGTCATTACCTTAGGTTCTCTGTGACCACCACCCATAGTTGTAAGTGTAGGTGCTTTACCTTCTGGGCTATAGACTCTTTTGATTATGTCAAAACCTTTTATATCTGCTTCACCTACTTGTTTACATCCCTGAGTATATCTATTCGTGACTGTATGATTATCCTCAAGTATATCAGCTAAGATAATACCTTTATCATCTGGTAAATCAAAGTCTATGTTAGTCCAGAATAATCTATTCCTATTCTGTGCTGATACAAGTGAAGAGTTAAACTGTTTAGGTTTTACACCAAGGTACTTACTAATAATATCCTGGTTCTCTTGTTTCATTCTTACATTTTCTAGAATAAAATACTTAGGGTTTAACTCATTCTTCAAGCGAACAAACTCAAAGAATAAACTAGACCTAGTACCTTCTTTTAATCCTTTACCTTTACCTGCAAAGGATAGATCTTGACATGGGCTGCCACCAATCAACAGGTCTACCTCACCCACATCTTTAGCCTTAACATCACAGACATCACCAAGTTGTTCTATGTCAGGGTAGTTTTCATGAGATACTTTAATAGCATACTTGTCTAACTCACTTGCTTTGTAGCTTGTCACTGCTATGCCAACCCTATCAAGTGCTATTCTAGCACATGACATACCATCAAATAAACTTAATACTCTCATGCTGCTAACTCCTGTGTTGTTTGTAACCATGTAGGCATTGGTCTGTTTTTATTCCACCTTGCAAAGTCCATCTTACCACGCTGATAGAATGCACGATAGGCTTTGATAGGCCACCTCTCGTCTGTCTTAAGATCATCATGTCCTGAGAAACACTGGGGGTGTGGTGTTATCATACCACTAGGTATGTATTTAAAACCATCTTGTATCTTATGTAGATGTTTACCTGCACCATGATACTTACCATAACGATGTGTATACTCTATCAACATTGCTTCATATAACCTAAACGCAAAGGCATAGTTATCTCTTGTCTCCATAGCCCACAGTGTACAAGGGTGTCTCTGATGCACTGCTTTATAGAGATTGTTTTTCTCTGCATACTCTGGTGCATGATGTCTTAGTGCAGTACATAACATCTGTGCTTCTTCGAGTGGCATCTTGACAATGTGTTGGTCACACAATGACCTAGCTATGTCTTGTGGATCGTGATCAATTATAAACCTATTCATTTTATTTCCTTTCATATTAATTTAAGTTGCTCAGGTTTTCTATAAACACTTTCTAATTTAGGGTGGTTAATTTCTGTAAACTCTAGGTCACAAAAGTTACCACAATCAGGCATTATTATTTTTTGTTTGCGGCCAGCATCTGGATCTAGTTCATCTAGAAATATATTTCTTATACAAGAATGACCCACTACACGTTCTGCTTCTGCCATTCTCTTAAACGAATCTGGAAAATCTTCTCGTATCTTATTCCAATAACCCATACCACCTTTAACACAACCAATACAATTATTATTATTGTAACCTAAGTCATACATAACAGGTCTTTTTATACCCTGTTTTTCTAGAAAGAATAAACTCTCAGGCTTAGTCATCTTATTATGTATCAAAGGGAATAGAGGTTTAGCTTCTGGATACTGTTCTTTAAATCTAATAGCTCTATTAATTTCTTTCTTACTGTACTCAAATCCAAACACCTGACCAGAATAACTTAAAGTTTTTTCTATCCTCTGTCTAACTTTTTTCTTTAGTACAAGAGTGCAGCGAGCACCTCCTGGACCATTTACATATTTATCTTTTAGTATTACATCGAATTGATCTTTGTGGTTGGGTGCTCTGTGAACTTCTATTTCTTTATCATACCAATCTTCACACTGGGTTTTAAACCTTTCATTATCTTTATGAGCACTATCAATGGCGAAATAAATAGGAGTAACATTATCTTTACCGTACTCATCGAGAGCTAACTTAGTTGCTACTGCACTTGTAACACCTGCACTCCACCAAGATATAATTGTCATTTAATAATTCCTTTCCCAATCAGAACGACTAACAATTTTAAATTTAATTTTATTTAACTCAGGGTTTGCTACATAAGTAGCAGCCTCAGCTCTGCTGTTAGTAGTATAATAACAAACGACATTATCATTACTATCATAGAACAATATTTTATACATTATATCTCCTACTATAAGGTATACTTTAAGTATTACTTTAAGTATATTATTATTATTTATATATATTATTAATATAATACTTTAAGTATACTTATATAGGTATACATAAAGTTATATCAATAGGGTGTGACATTATGTCATAGTCCTTTACGAATTATATACTTACTTATCTCATTACTATTACCTCCATAAGTTTCATTATAGTTATCCATTTCAAATATCTCACTAAGTATTTCATCTGCTTTCCAACCATACTCATGCAGCAACTTAGCTAATTCATCAGGGTAATCTTCTATTATGTCTGATATATGTTTAACATTAGTATCAGAAGAACTATCTGAAGTATAAGTATGTCCATAGTGATACCCATAATCCCACCAATCTGATTCGTATTCTATCACTGTACAGTCACGTTCAAACACCAACGTAGACCAGTCTGCCGCTATAAGTTTCGCTACTAAAAGGTCAACAAAATCAAGGTCTTGTATTTCTTTAGTGCTGTGTTGTCCTCTATATCCTACTGATATATTAGTACATTCAGATACCACTCCGCAGTACTCATTGGAGTCAGTAAAACTACCACCACTATCTGCTATTAACTGAGGTAAACCTACCGCATCTGAAA